GTTACAAGCCAGACCATGCTGGTCAAGCAAACTTCGACGGTTCGCGTTACATCCATGCATACTTTGATACAGTGATTGATAGCAAGGAAAACGGTGGCTTCGGTTCAGATCGTTACTTGTCTGAAGATTACATGTTCTGCCAGTGGTGGCGGCGTCTTGGTGGTCAGATTTGGCTCTGCCCATGGATGCGCACTCATCACATTGGGACCTATGCATTTACTGGTGATATGCCAGCCGTTGCTAATTATGTTGGAACACTTTAATATTTTATGATTGTTGGATTGGTTGGGCAGATTGGCAGTGGTAAGGGAACCATCGCAGATATTCTTGTAGATCGTCATGGCTTCTTCAAAGAAAGTTTTGCGAATAGCGTGAAGGATTCTTGCGCTGCTGTGTTTGGTTGGAATCGTGCCATGCTTGAGGGTGATACTTTAGAATCCCGAGCATGGCGCGAACAACCAGATGTATGGTGGTCAGAAAAACTCGGTCGTGAGTTCTCACCAAGATTAGCACTCCAGTTAATGGGCACAGAGGCAGGTCGTGATGTATTTCATCCTGACCTCTGGGTTCATACTGTGATGCGTCGTTGTGAACAGGCTCCTTACAATAACTATGTGATTGCTGATGTTCGTTTTCCAAACGAGATTAATGCAATCGTAAAGTCTGGTGGTAAGGTTGTTCGCGTTCGTCGTGGTGAAGATCCAGAATGGTTTGCGCTTGCTCGCGAGTGCAATATCTATAACAAACAAGAAATAATGTGCAATACATATCCAGAAGTTCATTATTCAGAATGGGCTTGGGTTGGTTCACATTATGACATTGTGATGGATAATAATTGTTCGTTGAATGAGTTGACCATAAGGGTTGACAAGTTGGTTGATATGTTATATAATAATCGTGTTGAAGAAAATGAGGTCGTTAATTATGAAACTTTCTGATGATACTGTGCAAGTCCTGAAAAACTTTTCAGGCATTAATCAAAGTTTGCAGTTCAAGTCTGGCAAAACTTTGAAGACAATTTCCCCTCTCAAAACAATTTTCGTCGAAGCAACCGTTGGTGAAGACTTCCCGAAAGAGTTTGCGTTGTATGATCTAAACAAACTCTTAGCAAAGGTTTCCTTGTATAAGGATGCTGACTTGGCGTTTGATGATGATAAGATTAACATCAGCGCAAACAAGAAGTCGGACTATATTAAGTATTGTTCGCCAAAGGTTATTGTAACTCCACCTGAAAAGCCAATCACATTTGGTGAGCCTGATTGTTCATTCAGTCTTTCGCAAGAAGATCTTGACTGGATGCGCAAGAGTGCTGGCATCTCTGGTTCTCCGAACTTTGTGTTTGAAAGCGACGGATCTACTATTCACTTCATTGCTACAGATGTGAAGGATGATTCTGCTGACCAGTCCAAGGTTGAGATTGGAACAGTCGAGAATGGCAAGGAATTTAAGGTTGTGATGAAAGTCGAAAACTTCAAGTTGCTTGATGGTTCGTATGATGTTGCGATCGCTAAGAAAGGTCTTTCTCGATTTAAGCACAAGACTGTTGACATTACTTACTTTATCGCAATTGAAGCCGCAAGTTCGACATTCGGAGAATAATCATGGCACTTGATAAAGCAAAGGTTCTGGGATGCCTTCAAGAAATCTCAAACTCTCTGACTCGCATTGAAGCAGAGCGCGATCTCATTAAAGAGATCCTTGAGAAAATGCAAGACGAATGTGAGATTCCAAAGAAGTTGAGCCGTAAACTAGCGCGCACTTATCATAAGCGTAATTATGAAGAAGAAGTCGCTGAACAAAGCGATTTTCAAAGTATTTACGAAAACGTGGCTAAATAGTATATTGGGGCGCAACTGTTCTTGTTGACAGCACACTCCGCCAGACTGCCGCTGTGAGGGTTCACCTCCTCCGCCCCATCTTCTCTTCGAAAACTATATTATGAATGACGATACAAAATATGAATCGGTTGATGAGTTTATTGCGCGTGGCGGTTACATCAAAAAAGGTGTGACCAAATACGATTTTATTAAATCCAAAGATAAAAAATTTATTCCAGAAAATAATCAAATAAATCAATTTTATCAAAGTGAAGGATGGAGTAAACTTAAAAAAGCATTTTATCAAAAGTGTTATCTAGAAGATAGATTTTATTGTCAACAGTGTGGATGCACACATCAGAAAATGATGAGGGTTGACCATATTCGTTCAGTGAGATATAATTGGGATCTAAGACTTGATTCTGATAATATACAAATCTTATGTTTTAAATGCAATCGAACAAAAAAATCTTCTGAGTATAAAGCCACAGGCGTACCAAAATGTATAATAGGATGTAATAAATGCATTGTTACCACAAAGCGGTCAAGAATGCACGAGGAGTCTTTTTGCTCAGAAGATGGAATTATCAAATGGTTGGCAGAAAGAAATCAAACTGAAATAGATGAATATATAAATTCTCAAATTAGAATTGCAGAAGAAAACCTTAAACAATATTATGAACTACAAAGAGTATAGAGAATATCTAAAATCTCTTGAGTGGAGAACTATATTATGAATGAAGCGTTGTGGGTTGAAAAATACCGTCCTCATACTATTGCCGATTGTATTCTTCCTGATGAATACAAGATAACTTTCCAATCTTATGTTGACCGCAAAGAGATTCCGCATCTCTTGCTTTGCGGCACTCCAGGAACAGGTAAGACTACCGTTGCTCGTGCACTGTGTGACGAGATCGGTTGCGACTATCTGATGATTAACGGCTCGGATGAATCAGGCATTGATACTTTCCGAGTTAAGATTAAAAACTATGCCAGTGCGATGTCTCTTGGTGGCGGTAAGAAAGTTATCATTATCGATGAGGCAGATTATCTGAACCCAAATAGTACGCAGCCAGCCATGCGTGCTGCGATGGAAGAGTTTGCGCATAACTGCACTTTCATCATGACTTGTAACTTCAAGAATCGTATCATTGAACCGTTGCATAGTCGATGTGCTGTGATTGAATTTAAATTGCGCAAAGAAGATAAACCGAAGATGGCGATGGCGTTCATGAAGCGCGCATCAGAAATTCTTACAGGTGAAAAGATTCCGTTTGATAAGGCAGTGCTGGCTGAAGTTGTAAAGAAGCACTTCCCAGATTATCGTCGTGTTCTAAACGAACTGCAGCGTTACTCTGTCAGCGGTAAGATTGATTCTGGCATTCTTACCAGCATCGCTGATGTTTCGATCAATGAATTGGTCACTTCTTTGAAAGATCAAAACTTTAGCGCAATGCGTAAGTGGGTTGCTGATTTTGGTAGCGATGACCCTGCAAAGATCTATCGTAAGATCTATGATAGTCTTTATGATATTATGGATAAGTCCACCATTCCGAATGCTGTTTTGATTCTCGCCAAGTATCAATATCAGGCAGCATTTGTTGCTGACCAGGAACTGAACCTCACCGCATGTCTAACTGAAATGATGGTTGAGTGCAAATTTAATTAATGAGAAATTATATTATGAGTAAAGCGAAAAAGAATAAATTTTTTTATAGAACGAAGCATATTCCTAGAGTGTCTAGAATTATTCCTCTAAATTCTGTTGAAGAAGTAAACACCATTTATGGGTTAAAAGAAGTTGTGTTGACCAAAGGCTGTGCAGTTTGTCAAACAATTCAGCCTCTTGGTAATTTTTATGCTAAAGCAAAAAATAGTCGAAAAAATAAAACAGCAGAAGAGTTAACTGCTAAAGATATGGAATGGATGTGCATTGTTTGTTGGGATGACAGAAAACCTAAACAGCGAAAAGAAAAAAAGCATAGAACAACAGTTGTTGAGTTCTTTAAACGTGGCTGACCTATTCAAAGAGATTATCCCGTCTATTCTACAGACGAAAGAGTATGCTCTCCTGACTGAGCAGGACGAAAAGTCATATTCTGCATTCATGGTGAACCGAGCACTCTCGTATCACAGAGATACTGTTCTCTGGGCGAACGAGATGAATAAGTTTTCGACTCTGGACAATAAACTCAAATATGATTTTCTTATAAATATTGTTAGAGCCCAAAAGCGTCCATACAGTAAATGGCACAAAAAGGCTCAAAGTAGTGATTTGAGTGTTGTCAAGGAATATTATGGCTACTCCGATGCCAAGGCAGAGGAAGCATTAAAGATTCTGTCTCCCAGTCAAATCACCGCAATGAAAAAACAATTATATAAGGGTGATTGACCATGCTCGAAAAATTAGTAGAAGTCACATTAGAAAAGCAAGACGACTTCCTCAAGGTCCGCGAAACTCTAACGCGCATCGGTGTTGCTGCAAAGAACGACAACATTCTCTATCAGTCTTGCCATATCCTTCACAAACAAGGTAAGTATTACATTGTTCATTTCAAGGAACTCTTTGAACTGGACGGTAAGCCATCCAATATGTCAGACAATGATGTTCAGCGTCGTAATACGATTGCGAATCTAATGGCAGAATGGGGTTTAGTGAAACTTGTTAATGCAGATAAGACAAAGGATAATGTTGCTCCATTAAGCCAGATTAAGATTCTTCCATTCAAAGAGAAGAATGAGTGGCAATTGGTTTCCAAATATACAATCGGGAAGAAAAAGAAAGAGGAATAATTTGTGATTATATTAAATGTGTATAAACTTCGTGATGATCTTGAACTCCCAACATACGGAACTAGCCTCTCAAACTGTTTTGATTTATCATTCCAGCCAACTGACACACATGTCATCGGTTATGATAGATACAACAATCCAATCAGTCAATTGATTAATGACTTCAAGGAGATCTCGATCTATCCTGGTGATAGATTGCTTATCCCCACTGGATTAATCTTTAAGATTGAACAGCGCGTTACAATTGAAACATTCGCAGACATTACAAAACACGATGAAGAACTTCCATTGCAGAACTATAGCATCCGTCTTCATCCGCGTTCAGGTTTGTCGCTGAAGCGTGGTTTGGTGTTAGCAAACTCTGAAGGCATTGTTGATGTTGACTATCAACAGCAAGTGTTTGTTCTTCTAACAAACATCTCTTCTATTGGTC